TTTTGCATAGCAGCCTGATCCTGAAGAACATTAGCCCGCAGGAAAAGCACGAAATACTTAGCCACTTCCAGGCGGGTAGGCTCATCCATCCTGTGACCAGCAGAAGTAATCTTTTCCATTAAGCGTTTACCCTGTCGAGCTTGCTCAAATCCACCAAAATACTCTTTCAGCTCTTCGGGAGAGGCACCTTGAGGAGCTTGAGGAACCACGAAACCACGTTTCATGAGCTCGTCATAACTCGCCAGCTTAGCCTCGATTTCCTCCTGCTTCTGCTTGAGAGCACCAACACCCCCAACAGACAGGGCCAAATCCTTAATCAAACCTTCTAACTCTTTAATCGGGTCCATTTACTTTCTCCTTTTTTAATTTCTTTTTAGACGTTTAGCGATTTTATCGCTTCTTTTAAAGATTCAGTAATAGTTTTAAGAACTTTTGTGTCTTCCTCCGAAAGTCCTTTTTCCCCTTGCTCAATAGCCCCATTGCCCTCCGGGCTGGGTGCTTGTTTATTGATAGATTCCTGAATAGCCGACAGTTTACCATCGATTTCAGAAAGTTTCTCCATACCAGACATTTTTGCATCAACTTCAGAAAGTTTCTCCATAAGGGCCTTCAAGATTTCTTTTAATTCTTCCATTTCTTCCTCCTTCAATTCAAAGTTTTTAGGAACTTGGTGTATAACTCCGGTTTCTTCTTCAAACTCTACATTTTTGCCAAGTAAAAGTTCGTTTAAAACATCATCCTCTTTTACTTTACCTTTTAGTTCTTCAATTACTTCTACTACACTCTTTCCATTGAACGCCTTGATATACGCATCAGTTTGAACTGCTGCAGGATTTGACGGAACTGGACAAGCAGACAGTTCTAAAAGTTCTTGTTTTGTAAATCTCCTCCCATTCCATCCATTAGGGTCCGTGTCTTTATCTAACGGTTCCCATTCAATAGGTATAAATCCAACTGACGAAGCATTTAAAATCTTCTCGTTAAAAAGTTCCAAAATCATATCTGCAAAAGGGTAAATACCTTTTGACGGAAACTTTTCAACAAAAACAAGGCGATCAGGATTCCTTTTCCGCATAACTTTAGTAGCTGCGCCAATAGGAACGGAACGGTAATCATGAGCGTAAAGGAAGACGGGATTCTTCAAAAAATTATCTATTTCCCAACCCTTTACACTAATTACATCACCATCCCTATCTTGAGTTTCATCGCTACCAATAATAGTGATAGTCCTAGCAGTTAAATCAACTGATTTAACAACGCCAGCTCGATCAGATGCAAAAAGTTGTTTCCCATCTTTTTGCAAAGGCTGACCATCATAATCCATAATTTTGTAAGACATTTTATCCTCCTAACTTAGTGAAAGTAGCTCAATACATCTACAATTTATAGTTTCAGAAGCTGCACCCATTGGATCACCAGGATAACGTAAAACGGAACCACTCCCTAACACCCATGATTGTCCAATTGGAATTTTTACTCCGTGCATTACCCTGTGGGTTCTTCGCACCCTTTCATCTAAAGCTGTAAACCAAATTTTAAATTTAAAATTAGTTCTTTGCATTTGAATACTTCTCGCATAATTTACAGCTCTAACTACTTCCGTTGTTGCAATTGTCATTGCTCGTTTCGTTGCTCCTGCAAATACTCCCCTAAACCTATCTGCTAACTGGCTAACAGTTTCATTTTGCGAAAGACCTAAACTTAACTGTTTCCGTATTGAATCTTTAACCGTGTCAATTATACGAGTCAGGCGTAAAGGCATAGCCGTTAAATAATAAATGATTTGTGGGTCATTTAAATCAAATGCCAGTTCAGTTCCGGCATCGCTGACAAGAGATTGAGAACCGTAACGTAAAGCTCTTTCGTAAATCGGTACAATGAAAGCAATCAAATCCCTTCTCTCTTCCATATACTCTTCAGTCTCAACATCTTTTGCCGCTTTTACATTAAGAAGTTTTAGAGTCTTCTTTCTCATGTCAAAGAAAACTCTCCTTACCTTTGATTCAAACTCCCATTGGATTAATTCACTCCCACCAATAATTTCCCTCCAACGTCTGCCCCCAGCCTCTTCTTCTTCATCTGTAAAACCATCTTTCATTTCAAAAAATTTTGTCGGTTCTTCACCAGAAGCAGGAGTAGTTTGTGGTTCGTTATTTCCAGGTCCTAATGCTGGATTAGGCCCAAGCAAATCAATCGTTCCATCTTGTTTAACTTTTACTGTGTTGGAAGGAACATACCAAAAATTTCTCCAAGGTTTTGAATCAAATCCAAGTTGCAATCGAGCATTGATTTCATTTGCAGCAAAGCCCATTTTAAACAATTTGTCGCCAGTATCTACTTTTTCCTTAAAATCTTCATGAAGTGCTTCAACATTTGATATGTCAAAAACAATCTTCCGATTTAAATTGTTCTTAAAAATAACTGCTGTTAACGCAGTTTCGATCATTCCCATCAAAGGTAAGTTTGTGCCTTGCCACCACTCTTTCCGTTCTGTTTTTGCTGTAGCAAAGTTCAAATCATCAGTAACGGAAACGACAACTTTCTTCATCCCAAAAATCTGCAAAATGGATTCACGGTTCATTTTCTTCAATTCAGGAAACATCATATCCTTTTGGGATAATCCTGTTTGAGTGAACTTCAAACCGTTATCCAAAATTGCCAACCTGTGGCCTTTCATAAATCCTTTATGCTTGTCTTCAAACTGTTTTGTAATGCGTTCAAATTGACTGTCGGTAATTCTATTCTCACTTGACAGGATACCACCAGGAACGGCTCCTTCGTCAAAAAATTGTTCATTGTAAACTGCGGTTTTATAGTCTGTTCTTATTGCTATTCTGCCAGCTTCAATTGGTGACATTCCAATGAAAGGATCGTGAGGATTAAAAAATTTGACTGAAGCAACTTCATCAACAGTTAGAGGAATTCCTTTATCTTTTTCCTTTGCTTTATACAACCATCCTTCCAACTGTCCAGTACGATCATCAACTACAGGTTCCATATTGGATTTTGGAATGATCCACAATGCTGTATATTTATTTGAACCTGGAGGGAAAGGCAGGATAAAAACATGACCGTTGAGCATAAGCTGACTTATAACTGTGTTGATAAAGTCAAATTCTGTTGGGTTAACTGTGTTAGGTTTATCAAGTAGTTGTTGGAGGGGGTCTGTGTCGGGAACTCTAATCCAATCCTTGCCCTTCTTTTCAACAACGGTTAAAGGAACCTGGGCTATAGCTTTAGCAGTTGTTGAAATACAAACGTAGACCAAATCAGATTTCACATAGGGATCAGTTAAAGCATCATTCCCACCTGGAATGTTCAAGTTCTTTAAAAATATTGCATCCCATCCCGCCCCCGACTTTATTACATTGGCCGCAACCCGTAATTTACTTAGTCTGTTCATCTGTTTCTTTCTCTTCGACAATGTCATCGGTTAGAAATTTAATAATGCGTTGGACCCAAAATCCCACACTACTAATCCCAACGAGTAAAATGACTGACCACTTAATCATGTCCAAAATTTGTTCTGGCATTACTTTGTCATCACTTTCATACGGATTTTGTGTTTGTAGTGATCCCAAAGATACTTTTTTACTTCATCGTTCATAATGTTAAATTTAGGACCTTTAAATTTTGTAATGACTTCAGTTTTTTCTCTCTCATTCAGGTTTCCCCAAATGATAAGATGTCTCGGCGTTGTGTCAATCATAAAGCCTCCTTTAGATGAATCTTACTGTTGGACCAAAGTTACAATACTCTTTTGTGTAGGTATGGATTGCATAGCGCATTGCATCCATAGCATGATTATTGAATTTAATCGGGTCATCAAGGATTCGTTCAGTCTTTCGGTCTTTCTTCCAAGAGTAAGAACGAATTTCCTTTAAAGTATTTGTTGCAGAATCCATAACATGAAGTTTGTAGCGTCTAACTGAGTCTATCCCATCATGAATATCTTTTTCTGCTGGTATGATAAAGAAACCTGCATCTTCAAACTCTTTTATACGATCAGGTTCAGCAGAATCAGCAAATACATAACTCCTTCTTTTATCTTCATTGCTCATATGTTTAGAAACTGCTGAAATAAATTCTGTATTCGTCAATCCAGGTTGATAGATCAATTCATCTACCCATGCGTTCATATCTTTAATTGCTACTTTAACAAGAACTGAGGGATTGTTGAAACCGAAGTCAATACCATAGATAGTATCATCAGGATTAGCAGTCCAAAAATCTACTTTCTCCCAATTACTATAGATTTGATTATCAAGTTTCCCCCATTCCCCTAAAGTATAGATTCGATAAAAATTGGGATCTTGTTGTTCAAGATCAAGAAGAATTTTAATGTAGTCTTCAGTTAAAAATGGATTACATTTATAATTGGAAACAATTTCCTGAACATCTTTCATTTCTTCCAGAACTTTTGTTTTAATCCAATGATATTCATCTTCTGGATTAAAAGCGAGATGTAATTGATTTGGAATAGTTTTGTGGATGGGAGCAGAAAGTCGAGTACGAAGAACAACAAAATCCTCATAAGTAAATTCTGTAGCTTCCTCCATAAAAATGTCATTCCACTGTGTAGATTTGATCTTTGTAGGATCATCTAAAGCACCAAATTGAATTGTTGAACTACCATAATCAAGAGTTAGTTCCTGTCTTTGTTCATGTATCCTACCAGAAA